AGAGCAAGAGGTGCAAGTGCTCTTGATAGAATAAACGTTGCAAGACTTGTGGTTTTCCTAAGAGGACAACTTAACCAACTTGCTAAACCTTATATCTTTGAACAGAATGACAAGATTACAAGAGATGAAATCAAACAGGCAACTGAAAGTCTCTTGCTAGAACTTGTAGGTCAAAGAGCTCTTAATGACTTCCTGGTAGTGTGCGACGAATCTAACAACACACCGTCAAGAATAGATCGTAATGAGCTTTACTTGGATATAGCAATCGAACCTGTTAAAGCAGTTGAATTTATATACATTCCGCTACGCCTTAAGAACACAGGCGAAATTGCATCGTTATAAAATAACGTGTAAAAACTAAAAAGCAGCTTCGGCTGCTTTTTTTGGCCTCTAAAAATTCTCTACAAAGATGATAAATACTTTTGACAAGGAGTTATACACATGGCAATATCAACACTATCAAAGATATCTGTACCGCTTAACAATCAGGATTCTGCATCCAGTCAGGGTCTGTTAATGCCTAAACTGCAGTATCGCTTTAGAGTTACACTGGAAAATTTTGGCATATCAACCCCAACTACAGAACTTACAAAACAGGTAATTGATGTTGCAAGACCTCAGGTTAGTTTCGAAGAAATTGATATTCCTGTTTATAACTCACGTGCATATCTAGCAGGTAGACACGCATGGGAACCAATTGAACTTAACCTGCGTGAAGATGTAAATAACAGAGTACAGAAGTTGGTAGGCGAACAACTTCAGAAACAGTTCGACTTCTTCGAACAGAGTTCTGCTGCTTCGGGCATTGATTACAAATTCACCACAAGAATTGAAATCCTAGATGGTGGTAATGGTGCTAACACACCAAACGTACTCGAAACGTTTGAACTGTACGGATGTTTTGTGCAGAACGCAAACTATAACTCCCTTGGCTACGGTAACAACGAACCAGTTACAGTTACTCTTTCAATTCGTTATGATAATGCTGTACAGACACCAGATAACACTGGAATAGGAACCGACGTTGGTAGAACAGTAGGTAGCCTAATCACAGGCGGCGGCACATAATAGAATTTATTAAATTGTGCCTAAAAAGGAAGCTTAGGCTTCCTTTTTTATTATCTACGCACTTAATTGCGGTAGCTAAATATTATTATGGCAATATTTGACGGCTTCTTAGACAATTTACAGAATGGTGTCACTAATCCTAAAGGAAATTTAGCAGATTGGCAGCATGCTAATAGACTGTATGTCAATGATAATTTTAGGCATGCACCTAAAAACAAATTTCTATATCATGTTACCTTTTATCTTACAAGAGAAGCACAGAGTATAGTACCGGAACTTCAGCAGTATAATAATGTTGTAGGAATGCTAGTTAAATCAGCAGATCTGCCTAGTTTTTCTGCTAATGTTGAAACCAAAAACAAATATAATAGAAAGAAAAATGTTCAAACAAATATAGAATACAATCCAGTTAACATAGCATTTCATGACGATAATTTTGGTGCAACTACTGCTCTCTTAGAAGCATACTTCAAGTACTACTATGCAGACAGTTTTCAAAGTGGCACAGATGCATTTGGTAATCTCATAACGGGCGACACACTGTATAAAGGCGAAGCAGCAAACAAATACAAGTTTGGTCTTGACAACAACATTCCTGCTGTGCCGTTTTTTGATAGAATTGAAATAGCACAGATGAGTCGACGCTTGTATACAAAGTATACTCTAGTAAGGCCGATACTTACCGATTGGCAACATGACTCTGTAGATAACACAGACAGTGTAGGCACAATGCAGAACAGCATCACAGTAGCCTACGATACTGTGTTCTATGATAGAGGCGGCGTAGAAGCAGGAGACAACGGTGACCCTGCAGGATTCGGCGCAACAGACAAATACGATAAAACACCAAGTCCGGCAACACTGCTAGGTGGAGGCGATGTAGGAATATTCGGCATCATAGGAGGCGCCGGCGACATTTTAGGTGGCCAGTTTAATCTAGCACAAGGAGCAATTGCAGGTGTGAATCTAGTTGATCAAGCAAGAAATCTTTCATCCGAAGGCCTCAGAGAAAGCGGATTAAATCTTGCCAGCAGTTTGCTAGGCGGCGGGGGATCAAGTAGTCCGGGAGGCGTAAGGCAGATTACATTTCCAAAAACAAGAGGCACAGGCGGCGCAGCCAGCGAAACACAAGCATCCGAATCTCTGTCGAGCACGGGAATTGAAGAGTCTGCAGAAGGTCTAGAATCACAAGAATCACAAGCAACAGAAGAGCCAACAGCATTGGAGAGAAGTAGAGCAAAACTTAATGACCTAGAGACGCAGCAGCAAAGCGCTAGACAAAATTTACGTAATGCAGAGGACTTTGCTCAAACGGCTAGGTCACTAAGGGCCCGCGGCGCGCCCGCTGACCAAATAGAAAGAGCAGAAGGACTAGCAAGAACTTTCCGTGCCCAAGGCGAATATGCACAAGAACGTGTTGAAAGAATTGAAGCAGGGCTACCTGCGCTCGATAGGGAGTGAGCACTAGATGAGTAGACTACCACAAACAAAACCAGAACCAAGAAGCGACGAAGCAGTAAAACAGTTTTTTGATAGATATTTCACAGACAGTCTTGAGTTTTCCGCAAGTCAAGTTGATGCTGTAGTCGGCTTTTTTGAAAATCGCGGCTTCGATAAAACTGCGGCAGTTTCTACTTCTATAGTTTTACTAGAACAGGCGAAACTAGATTCGATTAATATATTTCAATTGCTAGACACTCTAAAAGGATTATCAGATGTGCAACTAAGTGAAATTGTCACTGAAATACTAAATTATAAAAGACCCCGCACTAGTTCATTGGGATTTAGAGAAGCCATTGGCGTAGAGCAGTTTGAGCAGAGAAACGTAGCCCCGTGATGTATTGGATTATTTTGTAGATGTTTTGGAGACTGAGATGTTGCAAGAATATTCTGTAATAGTTTTTAAACGTGACGACTTGTTAGATATCGAACAAGAAATGTTGTCAACAGATCTTATGCCATTTATTCCACAAAGATCTATATCTGCTAGCAATCCTAGATATGGTTCTAAAATACAAACCTATTTTGAATTAACCACAGACGAAGCATACATGCTTAGACAAGATCCAAGAATTAGAGCACTAGAAATTCCTCCTGAGAAAAGAAATGATATAAAAATTGGCGTGAATGCAAGACAGACAGGAAATTTCTATAGAGGATTCAACGACGTTACAGATGTTAATTGGGGGTTAAGACGCATTATTGAAACTGCAAATATCTACGAAAACAACAATACTGTAGCAGGTGACTATGTCTATGCACTCGACGGCGCCGGTGTTGACATTGTAATACAAGATAGCGGCATACAAGTCGGACACCCTGAATGGGAAGACACGCAGGGTGCAACAAGACTGCAGCAGATTAACTGGTATACCGAAAGCGGCATTGCCGGCACACAGTCTCCTGATCACTACAGAGACAGAGACGGTCATGGCACGCACTGTGCAGGAATAGCAGGAGGCAAGACCTATGGATTTGCTAAAGGCGCAAGAATATATTCCCAAAAATTACAAGGTCTTGAAACTCTAAACGACGGTTCTGACGGCACTGGAATTCCTTTATCTGATGCATTTGATACCATAAGATTATGGCACAACAACAAAAACGGTGCCAGACCCACGATAGTAAACATGAGTTGGGGATTCCTTTCAACAAGCGACCAAGATCCTACCGGCGGCGAATATAGAGGAACAAGTTGGAGTTATAATTCTGAAACCGATGCACAATTATGGGATTTGTTTGGTATAGTAGCAAGGTCCGGCGACGGTTTAAGAAGGTTCCCTGCAAATTCAATATCTGTAGATGCAGAAATAGAAGACATGATTGCAGACGGAATACACATTTGTATTGCTGCAGGCAATGATTTTTATAAGGCGGATGTTGTAGGCGGTGTAGAATACGACAATCGTGCTACCTTTGAAGGCCAAGATAGATACTATCATCGGCCAGCTTCTCCTTATTCTGATGGTGCATTCTATGTAGGAAATCTTGATTCTGCTGTTATCTTAGAAAACTCTGTGTACAAGGATCGTACTGCACCATCCAGTAAGAAAGGGCCTGCGGTAAACATGTGGGCACCGGGTACAGAAATTATGAGCGCGTCGTCAAATCTAGCAGATCCATCTTATACTCTGTTTGATTATCCCAACGACTCTGAATATAAAATTATGAGCATCAGCGGTACTTCTATGGCCGCTCCTCAGGTAGCAGGCATGCTAGCCTTACATCTTGAAAGTCAACCAGATATTTCTCCTGCAGATCTTTCAGAAAAAATAATCGCAGAAAGCGAACCTGTTCTCTACGAAACTGCAAATAATGACACAGATTATAGAGCATTCGAAACAAGTATATTAGGTTCTCCTAATAGACATATCTACAGCAAATATGGGGTACAACCCTTTACAATTACTTCTGGTTGATTATGCCTAGATTCGCGCAAGGCAAATTCGCTCCAAAGAATCCAGACAAGTATATAGGAACAAAATCTCCTACCTATAGATCCGGCTGGGAATTCGCATTTATGAAATTCTGTGACGAACATCCTGCTGTGTCACAGTGGGCATCAGAAGCAATCAAAATCCCCTATCAAAATCCTCTAACAGGCAAATACACAGTATATGTGCCTGATTTTTTTATTGCCTATGCTAACAAGAACGGCAAGCAGAAGGTAGAACTTATAGAAGTAAAACCTGCTAATCAAGCATACAGAGAAAACCTCGGAAGGTCAAAACACAACCAAGCACACTACATAGTAAATCAGGCAAAATGGGCTGCTGCTCGAGCATACTGTAAACAGAAAGGCATCACCTTCAGAATTGTAACTGAAAATGACATCTTTGCAGGTACAAAAGGCAATGCTCGACGTAGATAAATATAAACAGAGTATATAATGGTGTAAACTATGACTAAGAAATTAGAAGAGATGCTTGATTTGCCTGAT